TTGGCCCTTCTTGGCAGTGTTGCGAGGAGCGCGGCCAACGAGGACTTTTTCAACGCCGACTGCCTGAGCAACTTCTTGCTCGGAGAGTAGGCGGGTGGAGTTCGTGGCGACTACGCCGAACATTTGATTCTGCACCTTGGTCGAGCGGCGGACGCGCTCGAAAAGGACTGCGGACATGATGAGCGTGTTTGGGAGCACGCCATATTTGGCGAGTTCCAACTTGCCAGCGGCGACGTCGGCCGGAAGGTCGAACGATGTGATGTTGGCTTCGGTGTAGGCGGCGGTTGCACCGGCGGCAGAGATGGCTGTGAGGCCGTTCGCTGCGTAGGTGAGCGAGGCAACACGAAGCTCGTGGCCAATTTGGATCTGGCTGAGGAGCATGTCGGCAACGGCAACCTCAACGTCCAAGAAGCGGGCGAGGTCGCGCTGAGTTGCGTCGGGAAGGACTTCCTCCAAGCCGTACTCGGTAGTGGCGAAGGTGTCCGATGTGAACTTGCGTCCAACGCGAGGATAGGCGGATCCAGCGGCGATCTTCGTCGCGTCGTCGTTAAGTGCCTCGGATGCGCCTAGGTTGATTTTCAGATACTCGCCCGAGCGAACGTCTGCAACGTAGATAGGCATGACTTCGGCGCCGATGAAGAGGTTTTGCTTGTTCGAGCGGCCCTCGTAAACGGCCTGTGCGATGTCTCCGCGAATTGTGGTGGTGGTGAGTGACATGGTAGTTAGTTAGTTGAGTGTTTCGATCAGGTGCTTAGAGACGAACTGCAAACTCGATGATGTCGCCGGTTACGCCGGAATTGATTGCGGTTCCGAGAGTCACGCCAGACGTGACGAGCGTTCCGACAATCACTCCGCCGGTTGTGGCGAAAACCGAATTGCCAGCGGTCACGGGACCAGGCGAAACGATTCCGAATTGAGTTGCCTTGAAGAGTTTCACTTCGCCAACGCCAGCGGCTGCCACGTCGTCTTGAAGGACGCCGATGACTTCGGAGGCGGTTACGAGTGCGGCGGCTGCGTTGTCGCCTGAGCAACGGACGAGCGTGTTACCTGAGAGCGCGGTCGCGAATGTGAACGAGCGGAGTGGGATGTCATTTTGGGTTGCCATATTGTGAGGTGATTAGAGGTTATTGAGTTGATTGGAGTCGCGAAGGGCGATGTATTCAGCAGGGTGATTCAACATCGCGAATTTGATTGCGGCGGTCTTGGATCCGAGTTCTGCGGTTTTTGTTTCGATCAAATTTTTCAAATCAAATTTGACTTCGGCAGGAACTTCGGCGGCAGCGGATGCCTTCATGGGAGCTGCGCCAAAGTTTGAAATGATCGTGTCGAGCTTGGCTTCGAGCTTGGACATTTCAGAGTCTTTCATTGGCTCGTCCTTTGGCTCTTCGGGAGCGGCTTCCATTGCCTTCTTGTAATCGCCAAAGGCGGATTCAAGGGCGCTGAGACGGGAGACGATGTCGGCAATGCTCACTTCGTCTTCCTTGGGTTCGATTTCGATTTCGGGTGTGTCTTCCATTTGCTTGGAAATTTTGTCAACTGACCTTGCTTCGAAGCTGAAGAGGCCGGTGGGATTCGCTGCGGGTGTCTGCACCAAATCGGCGGAGTAAAGTTCCTCGCACGATGCAAAACTCTTGCCGCCGATGTCCCGCACGGGCCCGCTGAATGCAATCGAGATGCCGAATGTGTCGGGAAGCTTCTCGGCAATTTCCAAAACATATGCGCGCCGGTCTGCGTTTTGCAGAAGGTTCAAATCTCCGAGGAGTTTTTCTCCGACGATGCGAAAGTTATCGACAAAGCCGATGATGTCTTTGATTCCCGCACCGTGATCGAGATTGACTTTGACGCCGCCAGCGTAGGTTTCCGCGCATGCCTTAACCTCGCGCAATGTTTGCGCGTCCACGTAGAGTCCGTGGCCCTTGGCCTCACCGACTGATATTATGGAGACTGCTTCTATGACGTCGCTCATGCCGAGGCGACGATGTCAAAAAAATCAATCGTCGTATTGGTCAACGATGTTCTGCAAAATCATTTCCTCAAGCGCGGCCTGTGCGAGTAGCAACATTTCCGCTTCGTCATCTTCGCGGGAATATACGACGTCGAAGGAACAGGAAATCGACTGCCGCACGCGATTGGCTGAAATGTTTTGCACGTTGCCCTGCAAGTAAAATTTTTCGCATGTCGATACATCCGCAAGCCCACTTCCAGACAGGAATGAGAAGCCGCGCACGCTTGCGGTTGTAGATATTGAAATCCCGGCATCTGCGGTGCTGAGTTTCGCAGATACGCCGCGCGCAATTTCGACGATTACTCTCTGCCCGTGCCGATAGAATCCACCCGGTAAGTCACGCCCGCTTACAATCGGCGGCAACGGCGGTGGTGGCGTAACTGCGTCCGGGTCCAGAAGCCCTTGGATGCCGATTGAAAGCGGCGTCGGGCTTGAAAGCAGGCCCTGCGTTGCGATGAGCAGGCTGACTAGCATGACTTAGACTCGCGTGACGGTTGTGCTAGCGACTCCGTCGCCTGTTATGTTTTGCGAGACCGCGCCAGCCGCTCGGCTTGAAGGCGTGACGGTCAACGCGCTGCCGGATTTCAAGCCGTGGATGAGGTGGATTTCCTGCAATTCAGGAACAGCAAATGCGGTCAGGACGCCAGCATCAAAAGCACCTGAGACGATTACGCCGGTCTGAAATTGGTGGACATTGACGGCGGCATGATGCTGAGCGTTTATTGCCAATTCGTTGTTTGCGCTAGTCGATCGCACGATCCGCCCGCCGTAAGTTCCGCTCGTTGTGTGCCCGCTCGTGGCTTCGTCCCAGACTGCATCCGCAATGCCTGCGGTAGTAGCGGTCGAGAGATCGTTTACCAAAATTTCAGCCGTGCCATTCCACGCGATGAGTCCGCTCGAAAGCGGAGTTACGCCGGACTGGTAGAAAACAACCTGATACGTGCCAGCCGTGATAGTCGGCATGTTGGCTGAATAAAACCTTGAGCTTCCAACTTCCGCGCATGTTATCGCGGAGCCAACTGCTGCGCCCGTCTGAAAGAGTTGCGCGGTGATCGTAAGCCCGCTGGTTGCCTGTGCTGTGTTGAGTTCGTTCGCCATATTTTAAGAAAGTTCGGACATTGCTGCAATGACTGCCGCGTCAAAGGTCACTGGTGGCATGGGCCAATCATTTCGCGGGCTTTGGTCTTGCGCGAAAACTGCCAACACGCCTTGCAAATAGGCTTCGAGCGCGTCGAGTTCCGCGCATGTTTTGTTTGCGGCCGTTAAATTGATGCGAAGGTAGATGAGAGTCGGCTGGTAATCGCTGCCGAGGCCCACGCTTTGCAAGTGTTCAATGGCGGTTACGCTTGGCCGGAATACTGAAATATAATTCGCCACGGCCTCTTCGACTTCCGCGCTTGTTGCAGTCGCAGGCAATACCAACGGAGGACGACTTGGATCGTAGTCATCCGATATAACGATTGCGATTGGTGAGTAAGCTATTGCCATTATAGTAGAGCAGAAATTTGCAGAAAAACTATACCACCGCGAGGTGCGCCAGTTTGAATAGTTGTTGCGCCTGCGGTCAGTGTAGGCCATGTTCCGAATGTCTGAGAAACCGATCTCCAGCCTCCAGACGCTGTTCCTGAACTCGATATTGTCGCCAGCGTTGGCGCACCAATGGTAAATGCTGCTGCGAGTTGAGCCGCGCCAGTCAGATTCTGCATGGTGATCGCTGCGTTTGCGTTTGTCGCCATCCAGTAAGTTGTTTTTTCGGAAAGATTAAAGTCCGTTACATTGTCGGAAATTAAGCCGGCAGTCGCACTACTCAAACTGACAGTTGTCGCAAGAGGTGCGCCGTCAGGCTCGCCAGCGGCTGATGCGTAAATTGCTAATTGAACGGACGATGCGGCCACGTTATTTGTAACACGCGCTCCAAGTTCGCCGACTGTGATAGCCCGCTGAACTGTGAAAGGGTATAAATAAATCGTATTTGCAACCATCGCTACGCCTGCGCCAAGGGTTCCATAATGGGGAGAAATCCAATGGTCGTTTGCATAATGGTTGTTTGTTGCACCGCCTGATGGCGCGGCCCACGTCCCATCTGCGCGAAGAAAGTTTGACGTCCCTCCGCCGGATGATGGCGCAAGGCCTTTTAAACTCGAGGTGAACGTATCAAGCAATGCGGTCGCTTGCGCGCTGGTCAGGTCTTCGGGCGAGCCACTTCCGGCCGTTGTCCGGCCTTTGATTGTGGCGGTTGCAACGTCTGTGAGTTTCGCATTGGTGATGACACCGCTGTCGATTGTCCAGGTCGCTCCGGAGCCAGACACTGTAATGTCGCCTTTATCTCCGTCTGAAATCCCACCGCCGCCGGTGGATGGTTGCTGGATGTTTGCGCCGATCATGCGAGTAAGATCAAAGCGTTTTTCTCGGTGGGTTCGGGGAATTTGATTTCAAACGACCCGTCGAAAACCGAACGGTCAGCGCCGAAATTCAACGCGCAGATCACGGAGTTATTCTTCGATGCGTTGTAAATGATCGCGCCGTGAGCGGTAAAGGATGCGCGGTCGATCTTCAGGTCGTTGAACGTCACGAACGCGCTGCGGCCTGCCATGCCGTTCTTGAAGCCTGTGAGCACGTAGCCGCCGCGATCGTAGCCCGGCCCGCTGACTTCGCCCGCTTCGGTGTAGTGCGCGAGTTCCGGCCCGATCGTTGCGCGGCTTGTATAGAGCGCGATTTTGTAGGTGTCGGTCGATTGGTGGATGCCAAGCAAAAATGCTTGCTTGGCTGAGAGGGCGATTCCTTGTGCGATCATTTTGTTTTAAGTTGTGCGTAGCAGACTGCTGCGCGTTCGGTTGTGTCTGGAAATTCTGCGAGCATGGTGTCATCCGCCATACAGCGAGCGACGAAATCCTTTTCAGACTCGCCCCCCGTAGGGGACGGAATGACAAACTCGGTTAGGCTTGGAAGCGATAGGCTGGCAACCCGTCCGTGTGCGTCGCGTTGGAATTTCATGTTGAGACCTTTCTTGGCCGCTTCCTTTGCGGATATGCGCCGTGCCTTCGCCGCTGCCCATGTCTGCCCAGCGTCACCGCCCCACAATGCCCATGCAATGCGGCCTGCGGACGGAAAGCCATCTTCGCCTGGTTGAAAACCTTGCCCTTTTTTATCAACTTCGTGCCGCGAAAAATATGAGTGCATCCGCTTCACAGTTTCGTCGGAAAGATTTTCGCCGTTTGAGATGTCGCGAGCGCGTGCGACTCCAACATTTGTACCGCCGCGATTGTATTTTGCACGCCACTCCAATCCCTTCTTGGCTTCGGCGATCATGCCGCCGGTCGGCTTGTTTTTGCCGTCCTCGAATTGCAAGGCTGCGGCCTGTTGCGGTACGGGTGTGGGTGCTGGCTCTGCGTTGATGATCTGGTTTGCGCTCGCCTCATCCATGCCGAAAACGGTGCGGAGTATGATGCCGACTTGTTCAGGTGAAAGCTCACCGCGACCAAGTGATGCGAGGATTCCCGAGAGCGCATCCGTGCCACCGATGCCGATGGTTTCGATGAGCGGAGCAACCTCGCCAATCTCAGGCGTAATGTCGATTGCTGACTCAGGTACCGAATCGGAAATACGGCTTGCTTGAATGTCAAACTCTTGTCCCAGTTCCTTGATCATACCGGCCTCCTTCGCCCTTGCGCGAAGTGCCTCTTCGTAGTCCTCGCCTGCGTCTGCGTAAATCTGGCCGGCTGTTTTCAGTCCCGCCTTCCAAAGCGCGATGTCGGCTTGCGCTTCGCGCCCGTAGTCGATGCTGACCTTTGCTGGCCAGCACCAGCGGCCATCGAGCAAAAATTCTGAGTCTTCAATCTTCCCTTGTGAAACGCCGTCGAGAAGGACGATGTTCTTGATGCGGTTGAGAAACTGTGATTCGAGAAGCCCGCGCCACCGAGCAAACGTGCGCTCGGCCATAGCTGCTTCCATGCGTGCCATCGGCCCGCTCTTGTCTGCGTCGAATGCGAAGCCGTAGGGCAGGCCGACTGACATGCAAATGTGCGACTGCACAAGCCGGATGAACTCGCCGAACGCTCCGCCCGGGCGCTCGCTTTGAAACATTTCCATCTTCTCGCCAGGCGAAAGATAATTGATCGCGCCGGGGTCGATGTTCGAGAGCTTCTCAGTTTGCCCGTTATCATTCCGTGAGCTGGTCGCGAAGTAGTCGGATGCGTCTGCCGATCCGTTCTCGGTGGTGATAACGCCGGTTTGGTAGCTGGCATACTTGATCGCTTGGATTTCGGCCTTCAACGCCTCTTGCAAGTCCCGCGCGGCGTTCAGCGCCGTGGCAAATGCGGAGCGCCCGCGATATTCGTCGAGCCGAGTGGCGTCGAATAGGTGGATAAACTCCGCTGCGTCGATATCGGTCGGGTCGAGGTATTGGTTGTTTATCGTGCGGACATATATCTGGTATTTCTCCGGCCTGCCATATTCGTCCAGCATGATGCCGCCGATGTATTTGTCCGAGTCGATCAAACGGTTGTATGGCGAGCCGATGCGGTCGGCTTCCACGCTCTGCAATCGGAGTTCTCCGGCTTCGCGGACGATAACAAACCCGCAGTCGCCATCGCGTAGGATTGCCATGACAGCGAGCTGAAGCAGGCTGGTGAAATCGTGCCTCCGTAGGAAATCGCACTTGCTGCACCAGTCGGCCCAGTATCGCTCAACCTGCGCGTCGAGGTCTTTGTTTCCGGTGCGGGCTTGGTAGGAGAGTCGGCCCGAGACGTAGGTTGCAAATTTCAGTAGTAACGAGCGCACCGGTGGGAAGTTGTCGGCAAGATCGCGAGCCGCGCGGATGAGCTTGTAACGCTCGGCTGTGCCGCTCGTGTCCTCGCCTCCGGCGATGTTGCGCGAGATCCCGCGCTTGCTGGATTCCAGTGCCGCGTCGAATCGCCCGAAGTTGCGCAGGCGGTCTTGCGCAATCATGCGGGCCATTGCGGCCTTCGGTGCGACAACGGCCAGAGCGCGAGTAAAAAAGTCTTGTTTCATGTATTAGGGGCGCTGTGTCGAAAAGGCTGATACGGTACGCTTCACTCTTGAACCACTTGCGTATTCGATTGCGGATTGCAACTGCCCGACGATGTTGGAAACCTCGGTCAAATTGGCCCGAGTAAACGACCGCCCTGCGATGCTGTAACTTGCCCCCGCCACGGCGATTGCCTCAAGACATGCGATATATTTTTCCTGCAAGTTTTGAAGCGTTGCAAGCGGAAGCCCGAAAAAAGTTGAATTTTGCGCCATCCTTGGGCGCTGGTGTCAAAGAAGCCATGCGATAAACTTCCCTCTGCTCATTGTTCCTCGCTGAATATCGAAATCCCGCCAGACCTCGGCTGGCATGGAAACGGAGCGCGTCACGACTGTCCGCCCCTTGGCGTTGGCGTTCTTCTTGCCTTTCGGACGGCCCGCGCCTTTGCGCGGTCCGCCGTGGGTGGTGGGCTTTTTCATTGAGCTAGTTTTACAAATTCCGCTTTTGTTTTGGCGGCTTCATACATAGCCACCCACATTGTTGAGTAAACATAGCCGCAGTTAGAGCCACCGATTACATGCCAGCCTTGGTTGTCTTTAAGGACTTCCACTTTTGTTTCGTGGCGGTAGTGGCTTTTTGCAATTTTCGTCCATCCTGTCATTAGTGATTTTGTTTTCATATTTTTGATTTGGTTTTTTGTTTTTGTCGTTGGCGTGGTGCCTTCGATCTGAGATGACTATCTCACGCATTTGATTTTTCGTCAACAATTATTTTCAAGAAAATGAAAATAATTTTTACCGCCCGCAGACCCGCATGAACACTAGCGCGGCGGGCGGAGACCAATTTCGTGACGCCACGAAAATGGTCACTCCCCTATCGGTAAAACTCCCGCAAGCATGGCGGACGCAAGCGCGATGCACTCGCAATCGAAAAGGTGGTTCGGCCTCCCGCCGATCCGCACCCAGCGCGACTCCACCTGTTTCGTTTTGGAATTCACGATATCTTTTTTCATTTCGCTAACCATCTGCGCTCGGTAGTCGGTGCTTGCATCCCTTGGAGTTTCCCACTTCGGCATTGCGTCCGGTTGGCGGATTGCGGCGAGCTTGTCCTTTATCTTTTCGTTCGAGTGGAAAAAGTAAAACGCGCGGAGGTTGTCCGATCCAGCGACTGCTGTTTCAATTTTTGAGACAAACTTTTTTACACGCCGCCCGTTGCCGTCGATATGCGAGAAGCCATCTTGCCCCGATCCGTGCGATGCCGTCCAGCCGTTGCGCGCGCATCGCTCGTAAACCAGCGGAGTGTCGTAACCGGCGTCAATGACTACGCTCCGCCCGGGCACGTTGTATTGCAGGCCGAGCGATTCGATGGTCTCCCACGTCAGGATTTTGCCCTCGGATAAAAGCATGGATGAGCCATCCGCACGGAATGCGCGGATGACATACCAAAAATGATCGCGCTGTTTGTCCACGCATAGAAAGCGCCGGTGTTCGCCGTCGATCTTCTGCCCGTCGAGGAAGTCGCTCTTGGCGTAGTCGCCGGCTGTGATCTCCGGCAGGTCGGAAACAATCTCTTCTTGCCACGTCTGCGCCTTGCGCTTCTGAATAAATTGCTTCAGCGGCTCCAAGTTGCCGTTGCCTTTGGCTTCGCTGGCCTCGAGGAACTCTTTCACAATCGAAAACCACGGTATCCACCATACGCCGTAGGCTGGCACTTCAAACGAGCGGTGGCCTCGGACGGGGTTCGGGTTGAGAGCGCGGAATGTTGCAGTATTTGAAAGGTTACGGCGAGTCGCTGCGGTGTCGGGAAATTGCGTTTTGCAATGCTCGCACTCCATGCGCACCGAGTCCTGCACAGCGTCCCAAAGCATCTCCCCCGCTGCGTTCTTCGGTTGCTCAAATTTGATCGCGTCGAACGTGTATCGCTGCCACGCTTGGCAATGCGGGCACGTCCAGCCCCAGACTTCGCGCGTGCCGCTGTCCCACTCGTGCTCCATTTCATCGTTGCTGCTACCTCCCTGCGAGCATAGGAACGTCTTGCGGTTCCAGCGGTCGTGATGTCGGGCTTTCAGCTCCTTGATCATGCCGTCTTTCCAGCGCCACACTTCATCGCCGATGCAATAGCGCATGGATTTTTCTTGCAAGTTCGTCATGTTCGCCCCACCTGCAAACAAGACCATGTGCGGAAAGAATATCGTCGTCTTGCGGAGCGCGTGCCGGTCTTCGGGGAATAATGCGCGGACTGGCTCACACTCTTTGAAAATTGGCAGCAATCGCGACTCCGTCCAATCCTTCACCATGTCGTCAGTCTGCCCCACGAAAAGCGTCGGCCCTGGCTTCTGCGCGACAATGAAGCACGCAAGAGTTTCCATCATCGTTGTCTTCCCCGCGCCGGTGCTCGCGCGGAGAAAGACCTGCGTGGCTTCGTCGTCCGTGACGGCAAGCAAGACATCGTTCATCCACGGCGCGACCGTGCGGTCAAAGCGGCTCGCGCGGTCTGAGTTAGGAAAGCGCACGTGCGCCTCGGCCCAGTCGAGAATCGTCCCGTCGTAGGCGAGTTTGATCCCCTCGGCTGTGCCTGCGCGTTTCGATCCGCTCATTTCATTCCGAAAATTGATTTCAGCGCCTCAACCTGATCATTTGGTTGATCCCGACAATATGGTCCGTCTGACTCAATTTCTCCGTCGAAGTAAGCAACGTCCCACGTCGTCTCAAACATCTTCCGAAGACCGCGCGCGGTCATTGTGACGTTGCCATCGCCGTCGAATGACGGGTTGCGTTTGACATAGATTTTCCAGAGTTGTGAGCGTGTCATGGCTTTTCGAGTTCGTCTTTTATTTCGGAGAGGATTTGTTGCGTGCGCTCGTGCAGCTTCTTTCGCAAGGTCACTTCGTCGAGCCCTGCCAGCGCCCCGCTTGCGTCATTGACAAGCGCGGCGAGCTTGGCGGTGAATACGGCTCCGATCCGGATGCCGTCTTCGCGCACTTGAGCTTTCGGCTCGTAGTCGCCCTTCAGAATCGCGAGTTGCATTTCCAGCTTCTCGCACTCGAGTAGCGCCTTCTTTGTCCGTGCTTCGTTGTAGTCTGCAGGTGTGCGCTCTTCCAAAAACTTTTTGCGCCAGGCGGTCGCCGATTCCACGCTGTCCATCGGCATGCCTTGCTTCATCATCTTGGCGACGTTCTGTTGCGTCATGCCCCATAGCTCCGCGAGTTCAGCCTGCGTAAAAGGTTTCTTTTTTGTGCCTTTTTCAGCCTGTTTTTTACAACTAGGCATTTTTTGCTTATTCATAGGAGAGTTGCGAGAGTTTGGTTACC